GTGGAAAGCGTGCCGCCAATTGCGCAAGTGGTGTGGATAGACTCTTTCTCAATGGAGGACGATTGGACAGAGACTGGAGTAGATATACCAGCTCGGTTAATCAATAGTTCTGGGTACGTTGTAAGTGAAGACGAAGACTACATTGTCTTAGCGGCATCTTACGATCCATATAGCGGATGCTTCTCTAACGCAATCGCAGTTCTAAAACGGTGCATTCTGGCTAAGCACGAAATAACTGGGTAGTATTACTCGGTATATACACAGGTGTAAAAATTTCTGAGTTTAATGAAATAATACCCTGTAGTTCATGTCATTTGCTTTACATTGTTGTTAGTATAGATATCGACTGGTGGCGATCCCAATTTTAAGTCGCCTGTCATTACAGCATATGTTCAACAACTTAAGGAGAAGCAAAACATGAGCTTTGATGAGGGTCGACTTAACGAGCTCCAAGGTGCTCTAAAGGCCAAGATGGCCGAGCAGCAGGAGATCGCTGATTCGATTAAGATGGATGGCAGCACTCTCGTTGCCGAAGATGGTCAGAAGGCTGCTTTCCAAGCCAACATGACCGAGATCAAGGAGCTCAAGGGGCTCATTGACGACATGAAGTCACTCCGTGACATTTCAGCATGGTCCTCAGAGGCCGAGTACAAGTCAGTCGCCGCCGAGGTTGCTGCTGGTGTTGAGCGCGAAGTTGCTCGGGCCGGTTCAATCGGTGAGGCTTTCCTCAACTCAGCTGAGTTCAAGTCACTTCAGGGTGGCCGTGCGGGCGCAACAATGCAATCGCCATTCGTCACGAAGTCACTTGAGCAGAAGGACGTATACTCAGGCCTCCCCACCGGCACCCCCGGTGAGTTCGGTCGGATTGAGCGTGACGGCATTGTCCCACTCGCTCAGCGTCGTAGCCGTGTTCGCGACCTGTTCCCAGCTCGCACCACCACTGCTGCTGTCATTGAGTACTTCCGTCAGACCGGCTTCGTCTCAGGCGGCGGCTGGAGCGGCAACAACGCTTCAGTAGTCCCAGAGTACTCAGGTGGTCAGTTCGGCGCCAAGCCACAGTCAACGATGACCTTCGTTGGTGAGCAGGCCCCCGTCCGCACCATTGCGCACTGGGAAGCCGCCCACCGGAACGTCCTCGCTGACGAGCCACAGCTCCGTTCGATCATCGACAACGAGCTTCTTTACGGCCTCCGCCTTCAGGAGGACGCTCAGATCCTTTCAGGTACTGGCACTGGTGAGGACCTCAACGGTATCCTCAACACCTCAGGCATCCAGACCTACTCATGGTCATCAGGTTCAACATCACCTGTTGCCGACACAAAGGCTGACGCCCTTCGCCGCGCTGCTACGCTTGCGTACCTCGCCTACTACGAGCCAACCGGCATCATTGTCCACCCATCAGACTGGGAAGACATTGAGCTCACCAAGAACTCGCAGGGTACATACCTCCTTGCGATGTCGGTAGCTTCAGGCGCTGACGCCCGCGTCTGGCGGATCCCCGTCATCGACACCCCCGCCATCGCTGAGGGTACCGCCCTCATCGGTGCGTTCGGTACCGGTGCCCAGCTCTATGACCGCGAGTCAGCTTCGATCCGCGTCTCAGAGCAGCATTCAGACTTCTTCGTCCGCAACGCCATCGTTGTTCTGGCCGAAGAGCGTCTCGCTCTCGCCGTCAAGCGGCCTGAGTCATTCGTCAAGGTCACCTTCGACGCCGCTCCTTCCTGATAGAGCAGCGTCGTCTGAACTAGACGACAACTAGGCGAGTGCCCCCGGCTAAGGCCGGGGGCACTTACCGTTTTACGCTATGATAAAGTATGGACAATCTGGAGAAGCAGTTCAATTCCATAGTTTCAACCATAGACGTAGAAGATTTCTCTCTGTTGATAGACATTGAAGAGAAGACATCGCAGGGCCTACTTTACCTAATTCGATACTTGACAAGCTGCGGTGGAAACATATCAAGCATTGATCTTGATCTCATACTTGCCCTACAGTCAATATTAAACAACTCCGACTTTGATTACACTTTCGAGGAAGCAGAGCGCGTCCTAGCCGTGGGGAGCGAAATGTTCCTGCTAACCGTCGTCAGCGATCAGCAAACTGTCGAACAGGTTGAGCTTGGTTCTCACTCTCCAGCACTGGCGTTGTTATATGATGACTACGATCTTACGCTGAGCTCAAGCATAACCCTCAGCAATATGAACGACGCCAACTATATCAACAATGAGACGCTACCATCTCTTTCGCTGTATGGTCACTGGGAAGACTATGCTGTGGCCGTCGTGCGTGGCATATTGGCTACAGGCACGACGGAGCGACGAACAGATGAACTCCATGCATACGTATCTCACTCTGAGCCACGTTTCACACCGGATATCGCCTTCATGGACTTGCTAGATATACTCGGGCAGACTAAACTACTCACTACGACAGTTAGCAGCAAAGGGATTTCATACGTCAGACTAAAGGTACCAGCGGCAGGATTTTTTCTAGTCTTTTCTGGCAACCACGACGAAGCTTACAGGCTTTCTGAAATCACGAGTTGATTTCCGGAGTGTACTCAGGTATACTCAAGTCACACGAAATAATTGTGATCTCAAGAAGACTTAACAACTTTATAGTTGTGGTCTTCCATAGAATACGTAAATCCCCAATAAACCAGCGGACACGCTTCGCCGCTTAGACGCAAGGAGAAGAAAGCAAATGGAAAACATGCCACGAATCAGTGACGAGACGGCTGCCTCATACGCAGATAAGATGCCCCCGTGGGGCTTCAACGGCCTAGGGTACGTTACGTACAAGCGCACTTACGCTCGTCCATTTTTCGATGACAACGACAATGTAATCCGAACCGAGGAGTGGCACGAGACGGTCCAGCGGGTCGTCAATGGCGCTCAGGACATTGGTGCCGATCTTTCCGAAGAAGAGGCCCACCGTCTATATGATTACATCTTCAACCTCAAGGGCAATGTCGCTGGTCGAATGTTGTGGCAGTTAGGCACTCCTAACAACAAGCGTCTTGGCGGCGACAGCCTCGTAAACTGCTGGTTTGTTGATATTAATCAGCCATCAGATTTCTCTTGGGCCGTTGAGCGACTCATGCTTGGTGGCGGCGTTGGCTTCTCATGTGACAAGCCAGAGCGTCTTGGCGTAGTCCGACCAGCTTGGGTTGAGCACATCGACGCAGACGACTCAGACTACATAGTCCCAGACAAGCGCGAGGGCTGGGGTGAACTCATCAGACGAGTTTTTGAGTGCTACCTTGGCGATGACAATAAGTCAAACGTCATGCGCTACGCCACGCATCTGGTCCGGAAGGCTGGGACCCCAATCAAGACATTTGGTGGTACTGCCTCCGGCCCAGAGATTCTCATTGAGGGTGTCGAAAAGATCTGTAAGGTTCTTGACGGTGCCGTTGGTCGCGAGATGACTTCAGTTGAGGTTCTTGACTGCATGAACATCATTGGCTCCATTGTGGTTGCTGGTAATGTTCGCAGAAGCGCCGAGATTGCGGTCGGTTCCATCGATGACGAGGGCTACCTCATGGCTAAGCGCTGGGACTTGGGCAACATCCCAATTGAGCGTGCCATGTCGAACAATACGGTATTTGTCAACGCCGAGCAGATGAAGAACATGCCAGAAATGGTGTGGGAGGGGTACAAAGGCAACGGAGAGCCATACGGTTTCTTCAACCTTGAGGCATCCCGTGAGTTTGGTCGCACCGGCGAGCATCGCCCAGACCCAACAATCGTTGGAGTAAATCCGTGCGCTGAGATTCCCTTGGCGCACCGAGAGTCCTGCAACCTTTCTGAGGTATATCTGCCGATGATTGAGTCCAAGGAAGAGCTGATCGACGTTGTTCAGCTTCTCTACAAGGTTCAGAAGGCTGTAGCAGCCCTCTCATACCTAGACCCAACATCTGACAAGATTACTTCAGCAAACATGAGGCTGGGTCTTGGTGTTACCGGAGTTGCGCAGGCAATGGACAAGGTTGATTGGCTTGACGAGGCTTACGTAGAGCTTCGCAAGCTTGACGCCGAGTGGTCCGAGAAGCACAACTGGCCAGAGTCAGTTCGTCTCACGACGATCAAGCCCTCGGGCACGCTCAGCCTGCTCCCCGGCGTAACGCCCGGCGTTCACCCCGGTTTCAGCCAGTACTTCGTAAAGCGGATGAGAATGTCCGCTCACGATGTTCTTGTTGATTACTGCAAGGGCAAGGGCTATCACGTGGAGCCGCTCCGCAACTTCGACGGTTCAGAAGATCACAGGACCGTGGTTGTTGAGTTCCCATGTGCATTCCCAGAGGGTACCATTCTTGCTGAGGATATGTCTGCCATTGAGCAGATGGACCTCGTTCGCAAGCTCCAGAAGGTATGGGCAGACAACTCCATTTCGGTTACTGTCTACTACCGTATGGAAGAGCTTGAGGATATCAAGGCGTACCTTGCCGAGCATTGGGCAGAGATGAAGTCAGTAAGCTTCCTGCTACACAGCGAGCACGGCTTCGATCAGGCCCCAATGGGTGAGATATCAGAGGAAGAGTACGAGGACATGCTCTCAAAGACCCAGCGTCTGGGAGAGCGTCTGAGTGGCTCAACCCTCATGAGCGACGACGATTTCGATGCTGAGTGCGTGACTGGGGCCTGCCCAATCAGGTAAGCATTATAGCACAACAAGTTTCGCTGCGTCGCAAACTTAGGGGTTAAGGTATTACTTGTACCGGCAGGACTAACCCCGAAGGAGGAAGATTGTAGGTATCGGCCAAAGGGCCGGTGGCTGATAAAACAATCAGGTATCTGGGTGGGGTCCGGGAGTGCCGGGCCCCACTCAATTTTTACAGAATCCTTGTATACTAAGATATGCCGAGCCTAAGCGAACTCCATCATAGGAAAGTATTCGTTGATCTAAGGCACTTGGCTGACTTTGTAAAAGTAGCTGGAATTTCATCTGTATTTCCCAAAGAGCCAGATGGTAAGGTCTCTCTAGCCTTCGCTCTAGCCATGCTCTGCGGCGCAAAGCAGAGTGATGCTTCTGACGATTTCCAAGATCTTCTTGAAGCCGTGCCCGGTCCATATGTACCTAGATTTATATTGTGCTGGGACACTATTGAGCTTGAGGTACAGCAAGATATAGTCGAATGGTCAAGAAGCGTAAGCGAGACTGAAGTGGTTGACAAACTTCGATCTATGTCAGCCGAGATAGAGCATTCGCAAATATTATAAGATCGGCTTGACGGGAATTCTACGCCCGACTAGAATAGTAGAATGAAGCACGAGGCAAGATGGAATACCCACTACGCCCTGCTGAAACAGTACCAAAAAAGGTACGGGGATGCATTGGTTCCAACAAACCATGTTGAGTTTCTTGACGATGGGTCAGAGGTAAACTTGGGAAGTTGGGTAAGCTACATGCGGACACGGTATAGAGAAAATAAGTTGCTATCAGATCGGGTGTTACTTCTAGAGCAAGTTCCGACATGGAGCTGGGGTCCGGTTAGGCCCGGACCAAAGTCCAGAGATCGACTATCTGAAAGAAATGCTCAAATTCTCCAAGACAGGCAAAGTGGTAAATCTTTATCTCTTATAGCAAAAGAGTACGGAGTAAGTAGGCAAAGAATTCATCAAATACTAAAGGATCTATCGTAATGTCAAAAAACACAGAATGGGAAAATCTTATTAACAAAATGACAAATCCACAGACATCTAGCAAGACACAAAATTCAATTTCAGTTATAAACGCCGTATTCACGCTGGCGCTGTTCAACGGCTTAACTGCCCTTATGCTTATGCTTGGCAACATGATAGCCGTTAATGCTTGGCCTGAGTTTGATGCAATTTCCCCCGGAATTGGATACCGAGATGCATACCTAATCTCACTTGTTATCTGGGGATGGTCAATCCTGAGAGCGGCGATATTCGGTGCAATTGGCGCCACCATGATGAGCAGGTCAAACCGATGAAGCTGATGCCAGCACTATACTGGGAAGATTACGCCGCAGATCAAGTTGACAGAATCTTCTCGTATAACGTAAATTCAGATTTGTCCTCATTGGAGATGATGAGAAACCTTATGGACGAGATCATATCCAATTTCTTTATCTCGGGCCAAGAAATGACCGATCAGGAATACTGGCTGAAGATGGCAGCAATGTCAGCATCCGTAAATATGGTGAAATTGAGCTCCAACGAGGTTACCACAATTCTGATCAAGAAGCAGAGGGACTACGGTCCTGAGAACATTGCAAGATTCGGCCTCACCGGGATCATAATCCGGATGCACGACAAGATCGCACGTCTTGAGAATCTCATCAGTTCAGGCCAGCGAGCAAACAACGAGTCAGTTCAGGATACCTTTATTGATATTATCGGGTATTCGGCAATTGCGCTAATGTGGATGAATAATCAGTTCTTGACGCCGCTCAGAGAAGCCTGATAGTAATCCCCAACAAACCTCAAAATGCGGTATTCTATATAAGAACACTATTCGCAAACAGGAGACGAAATGGTAGTACCAGTTGACATTGAAGACAGAGAACGTCCAGCAGACGAGGACGAGGGTGGCAACAGGGTTTCCCGTGCAGCCAGAAGGGCTGGCAGGGCTGTTGGCCGAGCTGTGAACCGCTTGCGTCGTCGCCGTAACCGTCGTTAATAATCACTAATTCAGCATCTCTTGTAAGGAAATACTATGGCTATTGTTACTGTTTCTGAAGTCGAAACGTACATGGATATATCGTTTTCCAACAAGCAGGAAGATGCTGCTCAAATCATAATTGACGGCCTTCAGTCAGAGCTTGAAGCATACCTCAACAGGCCCGTAACCCAAGGAACATACACAGAAACGTACAGAGTTCCAGAGGTCGGCAGGGGATATTCCGACACTAACTACTATTACAACTACGCTACAGATAGCGTTACAAATGTATCAAGTCCGGGTGTCATTTACGTTCCCACGTTTACGCTGTATCTTCAGCACAGTCCGGTAGTCTCTATTTCGTCACTGACTGTAACGGCTTCTACCCCAAATGCCACCCCAATTGTGCAGAATGTAGAGCGAGACTACATTCCCAGAACGTATGGAGTAGACATGTACAACGCCTACGCCAACGATCAAATTGACATAACGTACACTGCTGGACTTGATGGAGAAAACATCAAGGTCTTCAAACTACTTATCCTGCGTGCCGCAGCCAGAGAAATGCAGAACATGTACGATGATACAGTTGGTCTCAAAGACTTAACCACTCGCAACATTGCTCCACTAGAGACCGGATTTACCGACAGAGAGCTTGCAAGCGTGCGCCGACACCGCAGAGTGAGGGTGTCGTGATATGCCCTTACGCATAACAATTAATGTAGATGCAGATAAACCAAAACGCCGTTTGTCGGGTATGGCTCGCCGTATGACAAATTTCAAGCCTGTATTTCGATGGGCGTTCAAGGAGCTTCAGCTTGCCCACAGGTTAAACTTCCAAAGCAGGGGCGCTGTTAGTGGTCGGGTGTGGGCACCTCTAGACCCTGAGTATGCCGCATGGAAGCTTGAGAATTATGGCGCCAACGGTATACTTGTCCGCACTGGAGAATTACAGCGAAGCTTGACTTTCGACAACGCTCGTGGAGCGGTCAGAGAGATCAGAAGAACTAAGGCACGCTTTGGTACAAGCATTCCATATGCAAGGTTCCATCAAACCGGGACACGCAATATGCCTGAGCGCCCACCCATCGTAAACCCAGAGGTTCTTCAGTCTCGCCTAGCGGACAGAATGGCAACGTACATTGTAGAAGGCAGAGGCGTAAATAGAGCCACTGGGGCGTTCAGAAGGAGAAGTTTCTAATGCAAATGTCAGGCGCAAGACTAGCCAAGAGCTACGTGTCGAACTATCTAGCAAACGACATGCCCAGCAGGATATTGGGCTACAGGAACGCATGGAATCTCAGCAGCACACAGCTGCCTGACCCTGTTCGTTACCTTTCATACGAGCCATTTGCGCTAGACAAGTGGCCAACCATAATCACTCTGGTCATGTCGACAACAGGAATGGAGAGGTCTGACTACACTTACTCTGCGGACCCGGTTTACCGAGTGAGTTATGAAATGAGAACATACGTATGGGTCAGAGCAAGCGGTGCAGATGTTGTCACCGACCAACGAGACAACCTGACAATGATTGTTCGTGAGTCACTAATGGACGGCCCGTCACTTTCAAGCTACGACAGTACAGTCCCATGCTCGCCCAAGATCGATGAATCAACAATACAGGAAGAGTTCTCAGACCTCACCCTAATCAAGGGAGAGCGTTTGCTCGCTGGCGCATATGTTAGCTATGATTTATCGCTAGAGGAGACAATTATCAGAGAACCCTCCGGAATAATGCTTTCCAAGGAAGCTACGGTAGAAAAACTACCCATTACCCCGAACGCCCCAACTCGCGTTTCTGCGGTTGCTGGAGACACTCAGGTAACTCTTGGCTGGAAAGAGTCAACATGGAATGGTGGAATATACGAAGTGTCTGGTTATCAGGTGCAGCAGAGTGAAGATGGTGGATCTACTTGGACCACCACGATTGCCGACACTGGCTCCGTAAATCCGACCTACACCGTTACAGGCCTCACAAATGGGGAAACTTACAGATTCCGAGTTGCTGGTGTAAACAATGCTGGAGTAGGGGCCTTCTCAAGCTCCTCGCTACCTGCCACACCTAGCGACTAATATATAGATATGGCTACAGCAACAAGATGGGGAGGGTTCAGACCGGATCCGTATAACCCCGACGCAGTTGACGCAGACAATGACGGCATTGTTCAGGAAGGTACCCTCTTTGAGAGGCCAGTCGGCACACGTTTCATAAATCTTGACGGCACCGAGCTGTCAGAAATGATATCTGGCACAAACCTTACCGACATTAGCGGCTTGCAGATTGTAGACCGTGACGGAAAGAGGGTAGACTACCGTCCTTCGTGGAGTCAGGGCGTGCTATCAATCGGGCAGCGATTTGGCTCACTTGAGGATCGGGGACTTCTCTCAGTGGGCCAGTTGACTGGCGTTGTTGCCCCACCCAAGAAAGCAAAAAAGATAGATGTTCCTGTATCTGAAATTGCGCAAACATTTAGCGATAGCGAGCTTGCTGAGCTTAGATCACTTTATCCCGAAATCTTTGACAGCGATGGGAATTTAATTCGCCCATTCAACCCAATGGAGAGGGTCTACGGTTTCGAGGGAGAGGCCAAAGAGCTGATACGTGGAGCAAAGTCGTGGAAAGATGTTAGAGAAGCACTCAAGGGTAAGACCATCATAGCTTATGACTATGAGACAACCGGGTTTGTAAGCGAGGGTGGTCGTGCTGTTCAAATCGGTGCAGTAAAGATAGTGGATGGCGAAGTTGTAGATAGGATAAATATCTACATGGACCCGGGCATTCCCCATTCCAAGTGGAGTGATTTCTCTAGAGATAATCTCAAGAACGCTGATGGTGAGTTGATTACCCCAGAAATGGTAGCCGGTTGGCCATCCACCAAAGAGGGCCATGAGCGCTTTGTTGAATGGATTGGCGGCGGTGAGTTCTACACCATGGGACACAACGCCTTTACATTCGATGATCGCCTACAAGAGATTGAGTTGAACGCCGCAGGAATTGAGGGATTTAATCCAGCCGGAAAGCTAGACACCCTGTCTATTTCAAGAGATCTAATCGACACAAAGGCAGAGGGGGCAATATCGAAGCGACATACGTTGGGCGCTCTGGCTGAGGCTTTTGGTATTGAGCTGGGAGACAAGGCACACACAGCAGACGCTGACTCAGAAGCCACTGGCAAGCTCCTATACGCATTACTGGATTACGCCGAAGAGCAAGACCTTCCCGTTGACCTTATTGAGCCAAATAAGAACGAGCCACGGTATGAAGAAATGCGGCAAAAGTATGAGGCTGATAAGGCAAGATATGACGAGCTGATGCGCATCCACGACACTGTAAAGAAAAGCATAGACGACCGAAAGCGGATACAGAGAGAAGCAAGTCGTACCGGAGTAGACCCAAGACCGGCTTCACCACAGATGGTGGAGGAAACTGAAGATATTATTGGCCCTGACAAGATGCGACCAATCAGACGCTCGGTTGACGAAGTTATGACCGGCGTAGATGATGGAAGTGTTTCTGTGTCTACCCAAACGGACAAGAAGACAGTTACAGTAAATAGCCACGGAACCGATGTAGAAGTTCCTTTGTACATTGACGATGACGGAAACGTGGCTGAACTCAGCGAGCAGGGAGAAGAGCTCCTGACCAACTTGTCTAGCGTTGGTAGATCGATACGAACTAGGGCTCAGCGCTTATGGATGGGGACGCAGGAGGGCAAAGATGCTCTTCGTCTACAGGACGCACTCAACAGCGAAGAGAGAAGAAGAAGCGCTGCATTGTCTGATCTTCTGCAAAGAGAAGACAGAATGACGCTAGACTTCGCATCTCGTCTTTTTGGTAGAGACATTCTAGATATAGACGACCTAGATGACTCAGAGCGTGACATGCTTATTTCTGCGCTGAATACGGATGTTGGCTTTGACTCACAGGGCAGAAGGCTTCGTGTTGAAATACGTGAAGCAACAGAAGCGTATAACGACATAATGGAGCAGAAGTATGTAAACCTAATGCGCATACGAGCATTGCAGAAAAAGGCCATAGTTCAGACTCTATACGGAAGACCCAACAGAGATGACGGGTACGTACGCCGAGGTAGAGAAGACCTAGAAATTCCAGCGACTTACAGAATATACCTACCCAAGTCCGTTCCGCCGGAGGAGAGAGAAGCAGTCAAGCTCAGGTCGCAAGCAGCAGTAGAGGACTCAATAAAGTACACGATGACCCTCTTGCCCGAGACATGGCAACAAAGACTAATTGATGAGATAGGGATTTCTGGCAAAAATCTACAGGTTCAGATATTTTCGCCAGATTCACCGAGCCTTCAGGGTGCCACCGGACTCTTTTACAAGAAGCCCGATGGCACATACGTAATTGCAGTCTCGTCCGAAATAGCGGACCCACAGAATCCTGTACAAAGAAGAGCGCTACGTCGTGTAGTTGGTCATGAAATCATGCACAGCATGGAAGACGCAATACCCGAACTTGCTGTTGTGCGAGATGCCTTGTTTAGCAAGCGGGCGAGAGACGCTGGCCCTGACGGGCTAAAAGAGCACGATAATACCGCACTAATGCTTGACGACGACTTCTCAGACCCATACAGTGGAGTAATTTATGGTGGAGATGATATTCACTCAGAAATATTTACTACTGGATTTGAACGGATATTTCTACCCGCAGAATCGCAGCTAGATGTACCCGCTCCCGACCAAGAGCACAGTGACGTTGTTCTTGGCGTTCTTGCATCTATAGCAGGCAAAGACCGACCGGGCGCACTGAACGACAGAAGGCGGGCAAATCTAAACGCCCCCAAGACGCCGGGAGATCGACCAAGCCCTCGCTTGTCACCAAGCGTATCCGCAACTGACGATACAAAGTCAGTGGTAATGGATGCAAACAACAACCCGCTGGCTATCTCCGTCCCCGACTCACCCGAGTATCATGGCGTTTCCCCAACAGACCCCAGAGGGTTTGGCAATCCTAAGTTCTCAGAGTTAACACGCTTTGCTGAGGACAGAGATCAAACCGTTAGAGGCGTCCCAATATCGCCAGATGATCCAATGATTCCCGAAACCCTGTTCCACGTCTCAGTGAACGCACCAGCGGTGCGCAGAGAAGGAACATTGAGAGCTCGTGGATCGGGAGGCTTAGGTGGAGACTCAAGAGACGCTATCGTGTCAATGACAGTTTCACAAGATACAGCCGCTCAGCTGGAATCGGATATGAAGCTTATGACTCAAATATCACGGCAGGTTGACAACCCAGATGAGTTTGTTAGGCTCGCAAAGACAGACATGCAGAAGTACGGTGCGGACATGACAGCCGAACAAGAAGATAGACTCAGATCGGCTATTGAAGCTGATCCTTCTGGAGCATATAGAGCCTATTTCGTAATGCGCTCGTCGGTCGGCTCAAAGCCTAAAGATCCCATGTTTACCGACAATGCTACTGAAAGATTTGCCGAGATTGATCCTGATTCAATCGGAATAGTAAACGTACCAAAGTCTAGTCTTAAGACTGGAGCTATGGTCACAAACTTTGACGTTGGCTCTGGTTCACTTGATGAAATAAGGATTTACGGAGACGTAAATACTGCTTCAGTTGAAGGTATCGACGCTACTGATCTAGCGCCAGTAGATACAGACTCTTCAGATTTGACAGATCTAGCCAAGCAAATTATAAAAATGGACCAAGCGGTCAATGACCCATCTCTAGATATTCCCCTCATGGCTGACGAAGAGTACGTTTCTTTAGCTCAACGGGTTCGCCAAAGAGCGCGAGATATGCGAAGCAGAAACAGCAGAATTCGTGGTGCTCTCCTAAGTGACAGCAAGCTAAGCAGTTATGAAAGGTCTCTTACCAAGGACGGCAAGGCTCAGGTGGCTTCAACCGTTGCAGCGGGTAGAAAAATTAAAGAAAAAGTCGGAGGAAGAGCCGCAAGAATAGTTGCAGCTTCCCCTTGGCGTGATCCGAAAAACCACGAAAGAGCAAGAGTTTTAAGACTTAACATTGAAGAAGCCGCTAGAGCAGAAAGAGTTCAAATATATCAAGAGGAGTTAAACAAAATACTTGGTTTCATCTGGAGAGACATAGATGACCCCGCTGCGGTGGCAGAAAAAGAATATTTAATTAATAACTTTAACTCAATGGGAATCACTCAGGTAAACGGATATTTGAGGCACAGTGATTTTAAAACTTCAAATCCACAGTTCATAATCGACTACAGAAAGAACTTAGAACAAGACATTGAAGCCTTAATCCAAAACTACATAGATAGCGAAACCTACAGACCTGAAGCAACACAAAATATAGCGAATTCATTGAGAACGATAATGGACCGTGCCATACAGCACAATTATGATACCTTCGTTACACGCACAACTAGAGAGGGCGCCGCAATAGCAGAATTGCGAGATTTTAACGAAAGTTTAGGTGGGGGATACAACGCAACAATTGCTAGAGCAAGAAGGCAAGCAGTAACAGAAATAGTGAGGGAGATTGATCCCACATTTGGAACTGGCGAATTTGCTTTTGTCGACACATCACTACTCAGCGATGTAATTGGTGAAGAAGAAACACGCAAACTTCTAAAAGAAGTTCAAGAGTCCATACCTAAAGAGTGGGTAGATATAGTAAATGCGCGAGGACTGAGCTTGGGTGCGGGCAAGCGAGGGTACTATAGCGAAACCCAAAGATATATCCAAATTTCTGAGCGATACGCAAATTCCCCAATTGAAGGGTATCTCCAAGTTCTAATACACGAGATAGGCCACGCTGTATCCGAAAACAGGTCACAAAAAGATGTCACGAAGGAATTCCCCGCAATCAAGGAAAGACAGGAAATGGCTTTCGCCTACATAGCCAGCGAGCACGAGAGACTCAAGGAACTCAATGGAGGAAAGTTTGAAACTTCAAAACTTGCAGATCTTTTTGGCGGGTCAAGATACGATGACGGCGAAATTACAGCAATACCAGCCGCATTAAACCCATCACACCTAGAGTCTTATTTACTTAAGACCTACCCGAGCGCTATGCCAGTTCCAGCAGACCGCAGACCAAACGGGAGCCAAGAGGTTGTCTCAATGCTTGCGGAGTATGTTTTTGGCGGAAACTTTACTGCTTTAGATTCGTCAGAATATAGCAACCCAGATGTTTTAAGCTTTGCTTTAGGTTTCCTAACGCTCCTTGGATCATCGGGAGTTGATCTTGATTCTCAGTAGAAAAAGGTATAAATTAGTATCATGAGCAAAAATGTCACATGGACAGTTGGTGTAGCAGGCAACGAAGATCTTTTCTCAAACGAGAAACGAAAGCTCACAAGAGAGCAGCTACAGGAGTCTTTGAAGAGAAATGGGTATTTCCGTATGCGCGGAGGATACCTGCCCCTATCCTTGTACGGGGGGTTAGATTACGATTCCACCAACCCGGTTCATCAATACTTTGCTTCAATTCATTACATAGTAAACGTATTGCACGGCACGCCGGTAATGGGCAAAAACAACACTCCACACCAGAAGATGGTTGAACTCATAACAGAAGAACTTGGTGAAGTTCCCGAGGATGCTTTGGTGGACTGATGGAATTCAACTGGAAATTCTTAGATAAAAATGATCAGCTCATGCTAGGCATGACTAAGCATTTACGGGGGAGGCTATCCAACGAGTTCAACACTTGGCTGAGAGGACTTCCTGAAACGGTTGACGTTACGACCATGGGCCCAAGGATCACCACCGCCAGCAAGGAACCCGTAGATATGTACTACTTGGCTGACTTTTACCTGAGGACAATACGCAAAACACGAGCCCCCAAGGTCGAAATGTCGGAAGATATCAGAAAGTCTGTAACGGGAAGAAGAATTAAAGGCTATATATACTGATTACACAGGCCGAAGTTACAGGAGTATCGTGAATTGTCGTGGTAATATATACCTGAAGGCATATGCACGTCTACCGCGAAAGCGGATGTCAATAATTATTGAAAAACAAGGAATTGGAGGCTAGAAAATGCCCGGAGTTAACATCACCACATCGGTTAGAACTGGTCCAGTAGGCGCCGGAGATATCGTTGCTGGTCAGTTTTTCGTTGTAGGTGAGACAGAGCGTGGACCAGTAGACGGCCCAACTCTACTTCGCAGCTTCGCTGATTATGTCACTTACTACGGCGACTACCAGAGCGAGAACCTCTACGCACACGTTAAGACCTACTTTGACGAGGGCGGCACCCGCTGCTACGTTCAGCGTGTAGCTGGCGTAGGAGCCAGCGCTGGATCACTCACACTTCTTGATGCCGCTGACGCTGCGTCAATGGTCATGACCGCCAAGACCGCCGGTGCGTGGTCCGAGAACCTCAAGGTTGAGGTTGTTGACGGCGACAATGCTGGCTACCGAGTCAAGTTCTACCTCAACGACGCTTTGATTTACACCTCTCGCGACCTAGCGAGCATTGCGGACGGAGTAGCAACCCTTAACGCTTCTTCCGTAAACCACCTAGTTGAAGTAGCAAGCGCAAACGCTTCAAATGACTACCCAGCCAATCTGGTCCCCACGCCAATCAGTGGTGGAGCAGACGGGCCTACGGTTACAACTGACCAGATTGTTGACGCATTGGACCTCTTTACGGCGAATCTCAACAGCGGTGCTGTTGCTGCCCCGGGTCGCAGTGGATCAACGGTATGGAACGGTCTTCGGGATCACGCCGCCGCAAACAACAGAGTTGCTCTCTGTGGCTTTGCTTCAGGCGCCTCACAAGCAACCGTAAAGGCTGAGGCTGCTGATTATGCCGCCGATGCATCAGCAAATCACATGGCGTTCTACTACCCACACGTAAAGGTAGACTCACCATCAGTTGACGAGCTGGCCGCTGGCACCTCAGCAATCACGAGCTCAACCCTAACTATTTCGCCAGAAGCTTACGTAGCAGCCGCCCGCACAAAGGCAGTGCAGGCCGCTGGTGGTCCATGGCGGGCAGGCGCTGGAGCAATCTCTTCAGCCGCTACCCTCCGTGGCCTAGAGGTTGACCTTACGCCAGCTCAGGCAAACCTCCTTGATGCCGCAAGAGTTAACGCCATCAAGACAGTAAGTGGTCAAATCAGAGTGTACGGCGCTCGCTCAGCCTCAAATGACGAGGCCAACTGGCGCTTTATCACCCTGAGAGACACTCTCAACTACATCGTATACGGCGTCGAAGAGCGCATGGAGCAGTTTGTCTTTGAGACAATTGACGGCAGGGGCAACCTGTTCGGCAACATGCGAGCCTCCATCAAGGCCTTCCTTGAGCCAATTCGCCTTGCCGGTGGTCTCTACGAGGCCTACGATGAGGATGGCAAGCTGGTCGATCCCGGTTTCAGCGTTGTGGTAGATAGCACCAACAACCCCACCACTCAGCTGGCCACCGGCTTGGTTAAGGCTCAGGTCGGCGTCCGCGTCTCAAGCGTTGCTGATCAAATTCAGATCACCATCGCCAAGAGCAACCTTACCGCACCAGTCATCTGATAGGAGATAAATAAATGGCAAAGGCAACACAGAGGCAAATTGTAGCTTCGATCACACCACGAAATGACCCCGGTCATTCGCCCGGTCCAGAGTTCGGAGTAAACAAGTACTTCGCTACCGTCAGCGGTGGCGAGATCAGCGCAGCAGTAGAGAAGGTATACGATGGCGGCGACCGCTTCCCTCAGGTACTTTGCGCTCCTGCTGAGATTGGTGACATCACTGTAACGAAGATGTATGACCCAGATGAGGACGGCCCCCGCCTTTCTCAGCTCCGTCAGCTCGTAGGCCAGACGTACTACGATGTTTACATCTTCACATTGGACTGTGATCTCCGTGTACCCGGTGAAGAGCGCGTTTATTCAAAGGCGCTCCTCGTCGGCCTCACTGAGCCTGATGGCGATGCCTCTTCTGGAACGCCTTCGCAGTTCTCGCTTACCTTCTCGGTAAGCACTGTAGCCTGATATCTCCGCCTCCACACCGCAACGGCCCGCCTTTATGGCGGGTCGTTGTGCTTTTCTAAAGCTGCTTGACAAGCGCAGTTTGTTGGATTAGGATATTCTCATGGATACTAACGACGACATTATCAACATCCCGTCCGCACAGGGCGCTACACCGAAGTCTTCAGCACAGGCTTCGTCTAAGAACATTTCTGTACTTGATAAGCTCAAGGCAGAAATTGAGAAGGAAGTAACTCGGCCAGAGGTTGAGATCAGCGTTCCGGAGCGTACTGGCGTCACTGTAAAGTTTTCGCCAAACATCACTACCGAGCAGCTCAAGTCTTGGCGCAGAAACGCAACAAATCGCAAGACTGACGAACTTGACTCTACTAAGTTCTCATGTTATGTGGTTGGTCAGACAGTAACCGGTATTTACTTTGACGGTGAAATCGTAACAGACGACAACGATATTCCCATTACCTTCGCATCTCCAGCAATTTTGGAGATGACCAATACCACAAAGCCGCTTCCTGACGCAATCCGCGCCTTTTATGGGATTGACCCCCACCTTGAGGCAGTTGCCCTGAAGATTCTGGACTTCGCTGGGTACGGCGACGACATTGACGCCGAGGACCCTACGAAGGGTTGGTAGAAAGGCTGTCGCACGATCCACGGATCATTAGTGCGGCCCGACTTGGGGAAGCCTTCCATACTGACCCAATACAAATTCTGAACTGTACAGACGATGAGTGGATCCTGAGAATGGCCGCTGCTCACGCTCTGTCCAGAGATCAGAAAGAGGCCGAAAGAAAGGCCAAGGCTCAAAGAGGTGGATGATTCCACCTCTTTTTGCTGTAAAATACCATGTAGAGCCTTAGGTCTTGATTGGAGTCGTGCGTGGCTAGGGAAAACTTAGATCTTGATATTGACGTAAATGGCGTAGCTACGAGCATCGCTCAGATTCAAGCCCTACGCACAAGCCTAAACGCTATATCCACAAATGCCATGCAGCTCTCTGAGCGGCTTGGTTCCATTACAGAAAATAGCGACAAATTAGATAATTCTGTAAATAAGAATAGCAGAACTTTAACAAAGCTAAATCGCTCTCTTAGGAGATTTCAGGGCGTCCTAAAGAGTGTAACTGGCCCAGTTATGAAGTTTGTTAAAGCTTTGGGCAAGTTTGGATTTATTGCTTTAGCGGGAGAAATTGCTTTATTTACCACAGGATTAGTGGCAGTAAAGCTTGCTTTAATAACAGGACGAGCAGCAGCTAGTTTATATAGCGTCGCACTAAAGGGCGTTGCTGTCGCCGCAGCATCTGTTGCCACTGCCGTGGCAACCGCAGCAGCAGCCCTACGTCAATTTAACGAAGTCAGCCTATCACCATACTTGGGTGGTGGACTTGCCGGAAGGCGGGCCGCAGCGAGAGGAACAAGAGGCCTTTCCCCATCCCTGTCGGGCCTATTGGGCGGCGAGGGCACCACGGGGGTTACCTCTTCCTTGATAAGGTCTGGAGTTGCTCCACAAAATATCAATAGAATTGCTGGCACGTTATTTGCCTTAAGTGGTGGAGACGTAACTGCTACAGTTGGCTTGGCTGGAGCAATAAATAAGGATGACTTTAAGGCAACCAAGAAAGCTATAGAAGGTGCCTCGGGGTTCAAAGAAGGATCTCTGGCTGGAGTCACAACTGTAGAAGGACTACTTGCCGCGCTTCAGGGAAATACTGTAGTTAAAGAGTCATTCCAGAACATTGGGCAAGAGCTTGCCAATACATTCATAGGAACTCTCAAAACAGAGTTTTCTACACTTAAGACATTTTTTGCTGACATAGGTGATCCGCTCCTAGAGCCTTTCCGCCAGTCGTTCATGCAGGTATCGAAGATAATCAAAGAAGACATGCTGTCGATTGCTGGAGTCATACAGCAAGCTGGCGCAGAGTCATTCGCCCCCACGCTAGTTTCAATTGTTGACTCAATTAGCGAATTCTTCAGATCTAACATAGTAGAGAACATAGAAAGCTTAGACACCTTTGCAGACAGCATTATAGACTTCTTTAGAGGTGTTAGAGAGTTCTTTGCCGACATAGGTGATGTTCTCAGGAGGTTTGAGCCAGCCGCAAATGTAGTCATTGATATGTTTAGGGCCATGGGTGATGCTGCTGGCGGTAGAGGACTATTTGCTGGCTTTAGCGATTTGGTTGTCGCTAATAAAGATGCATTTATTCAGTTTGGTACATCAATTGGCAATGTAATTGGAGCTATATTTGATTTGTTCAAGTCTGGAAACAGCGCGTTCTTTAATCGACTTGATTCAATATCCAAAACCTTTGATTCCATAGCGACAAACTTTATTCCAATGATTGGCAAGCTACTTGATTCCTTCACACCGCTATTTGAAGCTCTTCCGGGAATAATAGCTGACTTGTCAAAAGCATTTACTCAGTTTGCTCCCGTCCTTAAGGGGTTCATGACAATACTCGCTGCATTTGCTACAGCAATAGCTAAAATTGCCTCAGTGTTGGGCGGTCCATTGCTAACAGCAGTTTTTGCTTTATCTGCATTAACCAAGGTTTTAATAATGTCAGTCGGGGCAATGAAGGCATATCAAGGTTTTGCAGGTTCTTTGGGCAAATTTCCCGGTGTAAATGCTCAGAATTTAACTAGGGCCGCAGGTGCTGGCCTCATAGGGTACGGAATTGTTGATGCACTAGCGATACAGTCCGGAGGAGGTTTAGGTGCAGGACTTTCAGCGGCTGCTGGAACATACATGTTGTCCAAGAATTTGCGTTACGCCGGTGGAGCTGGTGGTGCCGCTGCTCTTGTGGGGGGCGCAATAAGCGCACAACAAAACGGAATTGGTGTTGGAAATACTATTTCAACAGTCGGAGGCGGGGCACTTTTGGGCGGAAGCGCACTTGCTGGATTTGGTGGAATGAGTGCGTTGGCCGCAACAGGAATCGGTGCAGTAGTTGGCGGTCTTATCCTAACAGGCATGACTATATGGAACGTCAGAAACAAAGATCACGCTGCTAACGTAATGGCCGATGGTCTTGAAATGTACTTTGAAGAGTTCGCAGAAGCCGGAAAAATGACTGCAGAAAAATTCTTTGAAGGATACAATCTTCAAAAAGATATGCAAACCGCCATGGCCGCTGGCGCTGACACAAAGGAGTTCCAGAAGTTTATTGATACCTACAGTGGTATGCTTAGCGACCTAATCGGTAAAGACATAAATGACATGGACCAAGAGAGACTTGAGGCATTAATCCGCGAGCGAGGCATTGAAGCGGAGGCCATTGAAGCTGTCACCAGCGCATCAAGAATCTACCACGACAACTTAATGATACTAGAGAACGCTACCGGAAAAACAGGGGAAGAGCTTCTTCGTTTCGCTGATGCAATAGGTGTAGATCTGTGGAACGCCATGAGTAACGCTGTAAACATGACAGTAATGCTCACAGCTGATCTAAACCGCATAGACAGAACAATGGGCATACTGCCCGACATAGAGTCAACCTCACTCTTTAGGACGGAATCTGCGGCTTCAACCAATGCCGCCCTAAACGAGATGATGAACGCTGACTCACTTACTTCAGATATGGTGAGCGCGTTTGTAACTCAGGCAACTAATTTAGAAATAATGCGTGGTGCCGATCCAATTGCCGCTGCATTTGGTCCAATATCTGAGCTACTTAGACTAGGAGCACGCGAAGGCAGAGAAGACGTATCTCGTGTCGGCAGAGACCTGTTGAGAAGCCAGATAGACAGTATTGTTGAGGCGTCAGGTGGAGCATTAAGCGCAGATGAGCTAACATCGGCCTATGAGCAAAAAGCGTTTGAAAACGAACTCGGTCAAAGAATTAGGACAATTACCGGAGGCGAGGCAGTACAGGGTCGGATACGAGCAATGGATCAAATTGAATCAGCCTTGGCTTATAGCTCCTCCATGGACCCACGAGAGCGTATCAACATTCTGAGGGCACGCTATGGATCAAGCATGACTGCAGAAGAGCGGCTTACGCTTGGTGGCATAGAGCGAGGAGCATTTGCTGGTGTAGACGAAGCTGTATTAAATAAGGAAATTTCAACGCTTCTTGCAGAGTCTCAAAGCATCAACCTTGGCCAAGAGCAGCTTGCCGCAGACCAGCTCGTTGAGCTAAGAAGAATTGCTGAGAACACCAAGCAGGCTACTACAATTATGATAAATGGTGAAGAAATACCAGTTGGGGAAAGAACAAGCACGGTACTTCCAAATAGCAACGGCGTTACCGTAACAACTCAGTCCACAACAGGTGGAACAACTCAAGGTGGAGCTCCATAATGGCAAGAGTAAAGACATCAGTCAGAACCTCATCTGGAAGAAGTAAAAGCATTGGCCCCTTCCGCTCGGTTGGGGACAGCGCACAAGCCATTCTAAAGACACTATCACTACCGTCTCAAGATCAGGTAGTGGTTAGATTTCCCTTTGCTCCGAAACAGTTAACATTTGATAATGTCACGGTAAAGACTGTTGAGCTTCGTAGACCAAATCAAAAACCATTGTTAGCTATAGAAAATCCACAATTAAGAACTTGTACTTTCAATGTGGTAATCGCTGACAAGCAGAGTGGTGGAGCTTTGTCTGCTCCAGTTATAAGTGTCATGGAGGGGTTAGAAAGCATGGCAGCGAACGGGTACGATTGTAAGTTCGCTTACGGTCTACTTGCCCTATCATACAGCGTAAAAATAACACGTTTGACCTTTGAGACAAAGCAGCTAAACTCCGATGGAGAACCAATACGTGTAGAAGCACAAATTCAGCTAACGGAATCACCAACCTACAACCCAGAGCTGGTTGCCTTAGATGTTGTATACCATACGCCAGACATTGCACCGACAATCCCGTCTCAGCCCGCACCCGAGCCAGTTGAGGATGACCCGGAGCGAGAGTATGAAGGCGACTTCGGTATTGGTTTACGACTTCCCGCCAATGTCGATCTATCTGGGTTGGGAACCCAAGATGAAATAAACGCGGCTCTTGAAGAGTGGAATGTTCAAAAAATTCTCTCCTCTGCTGGATTTGATACAAGCACCACTTTACCTATAAGCTAAGGCTATGGCGAATTTAATTACAATAGACTCACTTACCGTTGGTGAGATTGGTGAGCGAAACGTAGAAATACGAGATTCCGTCACTAATTTGAACTACGAAGTTTCTGCGTCGCTAGTAAGCGAAATTACGTTTGTCGTACACGATCCAGAGTTTCGGATGAACAATAATAATTACTTCATGATTGGTCGCCGGGTGGTATTCAATGGTATTGAGTTTGAAATAGCTGCCGTAAAGTTAAACCACGGTCCCACAGACAGAACTGATGTTACCGCAAGATCACGCCCCATGCAAAGAATGCGAAGAGAGAAAGGAAGCGCAAATTTTGGCGCAATATCTCCAACGGCCTTCGCTTCAACCACGGCAGAAAGATTTGGAATGAACTTCTTTGGGCAACAGAGCCCCATCGATGGAAACATACAGAGAGTACAAGATGAGAATAATGATGAGTCTACATTTGATGTACTTTCTAGACTTGCCAGTGATTTAAAGTTTAGATTTTTTGAAGCCCGCAACACGTTGTTCTTTGCTACTGAGGAATTCATTGTAAATAGTCAACCGGCATTAGAAGTCAACGTGCCCTCTGAAACAACAGACACATTATACGCATCAGACTTAAAGCTAAGAAAATCTGTAGATGCTGACACTGCAGCTACATTCCAAGCATCCTTTCTAAAGACTGATACTACAACACAGCTCTTTCCGGGAATGTCTGTAAGGTTCAACAATGTAAATGGGTTTGATGGTGTTTTCATGATAGACCGAGTTGGTTTTGATTTATTCCCCAACACATTTGTCACTGTCGCTGGCACCGACGTAGTAGACCAAGAAGAAATTGCTTGCTCTAGAAACACTTTTGCTATAGGAAGTTCAGGAGAGTGTGTCAAGCGCATCCAAATGGCTGTCGGCGCAAAGGTAGATGGAATATTTGGCCGCAGAACAGAAGCCGCAGTTCGGGATCTACAGCTGCAGTATGCTCTACCGGCCACGGGCGTGGTTGATGCAGCGACATGGGAGAGGATAATCGGACTATGAGATCAGGATATAATTCCTCCTACACCTCTGGCGTTAGCGTAACAGGCGCTTGGGCAGCTAAAGTTGTATCTGTTGACAATGATAAGCACTTATCTGTAAAGATACCTCGCCTAGGTGGTGAAAACGTCTACACTGAAGTTTATTATTCAGGCATTACCCCATCTGCCGGAGACGAGATTTGGGTTACCCCCATTGAGGGCAAGCCGGGAAAGCTTCTGGCAATAACTGGATCGCCTGACATATCAGGAATAGAGGGTGACGTAGCGCAACTACAGATCGACACAGCACAGTTACAGATCGACCTTGGTGAGACATCTGATTCGGTTGATGCCATAGACGTTAGATTAACTACAGTCGAAGAAACTACTATACCGGCATTAGATACCAGAATAACCGCACTGGAAGAAGACGCACCAGAGTGGAAGTACAAGACAACCACGTCATTTGCCATATCAGGCGATGATAACGCTGACATAATAGAAACCTACGACAGTGCAACAGAAACAGTAATTTCAATTCCTCAGGATAACGGATCAAACTTTACTGAAAATATTCAAGTCGCAGTGATACGTGGTGGCGATGGAAACGTAACCTTCAATCCAGATTCTGGAGTTACCTTAAATTCACCAAACAGCAATCTTTCAATTAAAGACAAATATGGCAAAGTTGATCTTTTCAGAAAAGCTAAGGACGTATGGTATCTTTCTGGAGACTTAACAGATTTGACTGCTTGGGAAATAGTTGGATCTCCAATAACATCTCCAGCGTTTCTGAGTATCCCGACTGCTGTCGATATGTCTTCCGATGGAACAATAATCGCAGTAGCTGAAAGAAATGTTTCACAACCATCGGGTTCGCGTGGGCAAGTAAGAGTGTTTGAGGAAACTTATGGATTTTGGTCACAACGTGGTAGCACAATAACGTCTGCAACCACATACGCATTTCCAACATTTGGGTGGCAAATAGCAATGAGTTCAGATGGATCCAAAATAGTAGTTTCCGCTCCAGACCAGACCCCATACGGTGAAATAACTACTTACACATGGAACGGTTCTGACTACGCACTAAGTCACACGTTGAGCAATCCCTCAACACGAGTAAATGTTTTTGGCAACGCTTTTGATATGACGAGCGATGGAAACTGGATGGTTGTGGCTTCGCAATCAAGATCTACAGACACGACTGTTGCCGGGGAGGTGTTTCTGTATCAATGGTCTTCTGGGTCTTGGTCTTTATTTGATACTATTTCTGTAAGCACACAGACCACCTATACGTCAGCATATACCGGCTTTGGTTTTTCTGTCGCCATATCTGACGATGGGGAAGTTATTGCTGTTGGTGAGCCTTTGGCAGAATGGACACCAGCTAACACCTTTTTATCATACATTCTTACCGGTAAAGTAAATATATACGAAAGACTTAGCTTGTCTCTAAACCTAAGAGATGAGATTTACTACGATACGGAAGACGCTAGAGCTGGCTTTGACTGTGATTTATCGTCTGATGGAAGCATTCTTGTCGTTGGCTCTTTGAATGAAAGAGCATCGACAGAGCCCGGAAGTGTTAGAGTCTTTGAATATGACGCCGTTGCCGGTGCTTGGTATAAACTTGGCCCCGATCTTAGCGGCGCTGAAGAGGGTGACCACTTTGGTTATTCTGTGACACTAAACTCAGATGGGACGACAATTGTTGTAGGTAGCCCATATTCTGATTACACATATGTTGATAGCGGAGCAATATACGTTTACGACTGGAACGCTGAAAAATTTACGTGGGAGCAGCGAGGAAAGACTATAGTTGCACAAACTCCGCCAGTAGAGGAGGACATGTTTGGTTTCGATGTTGCCGCAGACAGCAATGGCGATAGAGTCATCGGGTGCGCACTACTTGGTGAGTCAGGAACAGGAGTAAACTACGGATCAACTGAAGTGTGGGAATGGCCAACGGGAGACTCCGGTGGAGGTATAGGCTTCCCGTAGGGTTGACATTCGACAAATAGGCGCTACAATATAAAGACATGTTACAAAATCATTACAGTGGAGGTACACATGTCAGAGAATAGCAGATTGATGTCGCTTGTTGTGGCGGCTGTTATGTTAATTCCAATTTCAGTAATCGCTGATCACGTGCAAGCATCAGAAAAAGTTGTTTCGCATAATTTTTTCTACTCACAGAGTAGAAGCGATCATCCCATTTCTACAGTTCAGACCTACACAGTACCGCCGCCGTTGCCGGTAAGTTCTACAGAAATAAAGCCACCGACTTCGTGGGGAGATGAGCGGCGGGAGCCTACTCCAGCAACAACAACGACTCTCCCGCCCTATCGCAGAAGCGCTCAAGATTGGCGTTGCGACGAATGGATGGATCTGGCACGGATGGTAGGATGGCCAGAAGATCAGCTTCCCAAGCTATCATATGCTATCTACCGAGAGAGCCGTTGCCGTCCAGATCAGCATAACCCAGATGATCCAATGGGTGGATCAAATGGATTGACTCAGATAAATCAGTTCTGGTGCAAGCCTACCCAATATTGGCCGGGTGGCTGGCTACAGGCACAAGGCGTCTTATCGCATTGCGATGAGTTGTACATTCCAGAAGTATCCCTAAAAGCATCTCTGGCTATTTGGGAAAATTCTGGATGGTCGCCTTGGAATTTGTAATATACTAATATCAGGTAACCAACCCCGAAAGGATTGAAATGGCCAAGAGACCATACACAGGATTTGACACTATTGCTCCCGGAAAGCGCGGAGGAATGGAAACGCTCATTGACCTCCTTGAAGCACACTTTGGGCTATGGAACAACGGAAGCTTTGGCGTAAGAAAAAAGAGAGGTAAAAGTTCCTACTCTGTTCACGCAACTGGTCGTGCCGCTGACCTATCTTGGCGCGGCGCACCGTACCGAGGGCCCGGCAACTACGAGGCGGCTGTCCGATTAATGGACTTCCTTGTTGCGAATGCTGATGCTCTCCACATTGAGGCAGTGTTTGACTACTATCCCGGACCACATGGTCGTGGTTACAAGTGCGACCGTGACGCATGGCAGGTATACTCCAAGCCCGCATTCAGTGGCGCTCCCGGAGGAGATTGGGTACACTTTGAGATTTCAAACGCCAAGGCAGACGATCCACAGTATTACATCGATAAGATGAAGGAACTTCTAGGCGACCCTCCAGTAGCCGTAAAGCCTTCAGCTGCCGCTCCCCCTCCCCCCGCTCCACCCAACAAGAAGCCATGGCTGACCAAGGGCTCAAAGGGCGACGAGGTAAAGGAAATGCAGCGCATTGTTGGCGCCGAGCCAGCAGACGGCGACTTTGGTCCGAAGACTGAGCAGGCTGTTCGTGAATGGCAAGCCACCCACGATCAGCACGTTGATGGAATCTGGGGACCCGGATCAGCAGGTCACGCCAAGTCAGACTGCGATCACGAGAAGAACCCACCAGCGGAAGCGTTTAATCCAGACACGGCAGAGACCGAAGACGCTCCGAAGTACCCCGGGACACCCCTCAAGAAGGGCTCAAAGGGCGATCTGGTCAAGCTGGTTCAGAAGAAGGTTAACACCAAGCAAGACGGTGACTTCGGGGCCAAGACTGAGTACGCAGTAAAACTGTGGCAGAAGTCTAACGGTAGACTTGCCGATGGTATTGTCGGCCCCAAGACTTGGGAGGCAATGTTCGGATCATGAAAGAAAAAATTATGTACGTTCTCTCCTTAGGGGTCATGGCGGCAATTCTTTTTGCCATTGTCGGTGATTACGTTGTCGCCGGAATTGAAACTCGGGTTACTGGTGAGCCTGTAGATGTTTCTTCTGACGTTATGACTCTAGTTCAGACTGCGCTAGGTGGTGTCATTGGCATCATTGGCGGTTACTTTGGGGCCAAAGGATCCAAGGACGACTGAGTGCTTGACGAGCGTCAGCACACGCCTTAGACTATTTACATGGAATCAAAAACGGTTAGCAACTCCGTGGTGCCATTGCCCGGGCCGTCGGCTTACGAGCCGATTGCTCGGGCTTTGACATTGCTTGTAGCGAAGGGCGGAACATTCTCAACAGCTGAGAGGTGGGCTCACGACGCTTTGCGCCCCTTCGTTAATAACAAATCAGTGTATCTAAAAGGCGAAACTTTCTCTATAGGAGAAAACTTTGAGAATACGCTTCTTGGTTTAGTTGAGCTAAACAGCATGTTTATTGAGATACTAAAGGAGTATCGGGCTTGGCTGGCCACACAACGAGAAGCTTTCAATGTTAAGGATTCGCAGGTTGTTGAGGGCGTTTCGCACTTCAACTCAGTAGACCAGCAAATTCTTTACCTTGCCCACAGGATTGCTGAACTATCTGGAGAAATGCAGGCGATACAAGAAGTGGCATCGCATATGTCATTCATGGTGAACGATCTTGAATATCGTCTAGCCTCCCTAGAGAGTCAGGTGCACGGTGAGGATACTAACAGCTAACGCTAGAGTTTTGTTAGCCGTTATCGAAAATCCCGACAAGACACAAAGGGAAATAGGTGAGCTCCTCAACATGCGCTATCAGCATGTGTGGAGATCACTAGACGCTTTAGTTAAACTGGGAATACTAGATAAAGAAAGAGTGCAAAGGAGAACAAAGTTCTCAATAGGGAAGGAATTTCATAAGTTAGAAGATATCCAGAGATTAATGGCTTGCATTAAGTCACAGGATGAACTATAGTAGGAAACAATTATGGCAAAAGTACTGTATTACGACATTGAGACGGCTCCAAACCTAAGTTATGTTTGGGGACACTACGAGCAAGACGTTATTGATCACAACAGAGAGTGGTATCTCCTGTGTATCTCTTACCGGTGGGAGGGAGACAAGACGACAAAAGTATGCGCCCTGACCGACTTCCCCGATACTTACAAGAAGGACCCAGAGAACGACATCCATGTCGCTCAGAAGCTGTGGGAGCTCCTAGACGAGGCTGATATCGTTATCGCCCACAATGGAGACAAGTTTGACATGCGCAAGGCAAACGCACGATTTGCCTACCATCAGCTTGGCCCAGTTTCTCCAGTAAAGTCAATTGACACGCTGAAGATTGCAAAGCGATACTTCATGTTCAACAGCAATAGACTCAATGACCTTGGAAAGCACTTGGGCATTGGAACCAAGGAAGACACCAATGGCTTCAAGACTTGGGCTGGATGTATGCGAGGCGACGCCAAGGCATGGAAGACGATGGTGAGGTACGCAAAGAAGGACGTTGACCTACTCAGAGAGATTTACTTGCGTCTTCGCCCATGGATGACTAATCACCCAAATCTCAATGTGTACGATGGTGGCGATGGATGCCCAACATGCGGCTCACACAATATGCAGAGGCGCGGACAGCGTTATACGCAGGTTGCCGTGTATCAGCAGTGGCAGTGCAACGATTGCCGGAGTTGGTCACGGACTCGCTTGGCTGATTCCACGCAGGATAAGCCAAACATCGTTCCCTGATATGAGCAATAAGGAAATGTCAGACTACCTATATGGGAAAGATCCTGACAGATTACTACTCAGCGAAAACTCTGTGTGGTACGCCTTTTACGATAATCACAAGTCAATACTGACTAATGTTAGCGGAGATATAGCTTGCTATACTTACGACAACAAAACAGATTATCGGGAAATCCGCAGCTACATTGCATCCACTTATCCGGGCGAGATGCAGAAGTACGCCGCTGATACCTACTGATGTTGCGCAACGGGAAAGAACCCGTTATACTGGAAGCATGACTGGTTACAACGATACATCCCTTACCCTGTTTGATGACTGGATGCACGAAAACGTGTACGCCCCAGAAAGCAAAATTGGCGACGTAGTGCTAGTCCGTAGCGACAATCAGTTTTCAGACTTCATGGATTGGCTGAAGGAACGCCGTAGGCCAATAGCATACGACATTGAGGCTACAGGACTAAACATCTACTCCCCTGAGTGGGAAATCAAGAGCATTCAGTGGGGCGATCAGGATAAGGCCTTTGTCTTCATTTGGAAAGAGCCGTGGTTTCAGAAGTCCATCGACTTCATCATGAATGAGACGGATCACCGCCTACTGGCCCACAACGCATCCTTCGATGCGCTTGGGCTAGACAGACATAACCATGTCGTAGCCATGGAAATCCTGCGTCGCACGTTCGACACGAGAATCTTGGCTCACTTAGCAGACCCACGAAGTCGTGTTGAGGGCGGAGTGGGTCATGGACTAAAGAACCTCGCCGCTTATCATGTGGATAAGTCTGCTCCTGACTCAGACACAGCCCTCAAGAGTCTATTCAAGCAGAATGGGTGGAACAATCAGCAGGGATGGAAAAACATACCCGCTTCTCACCCAACCTTGGTTCAGTATGCCGGAATGGATGTCATCCTAACCGCCAGACTCTTCCCAAAGCTTAGGGACGAAATCAAGCGTCAAACCATGGACCATTTGGTTTCCTACGAGCACGAGTTGATGTACCTGACAGCAGACATGGAAAGACGCGGAATTCTTATCGACGTTGATTATGCCGAAAAGCTTAGCGAGCAAATGAAGCAAGAAGAGCAGAAGAACATCGACATTGTTAAGTCTTTTGGTGTAAGCAATCATAACTCCACTGCTGAGGTTTCAGCGGTGCTGCAGTCTATGGGCGTATCTCTCCTAGAGACTACCGAGACAGGTGCCACCAAGCTAGATAAGACCATTCTTATGGGTATAGCAGAATCAGGGGACGGCAAAGCCGCCACCCTTGCTTCTGCCGTAATTGCCGCCAAGAACAACGCAAAGTGGAGGGAAAGCTATGTTATGGCATCCCTAAAGAACATGGACTCTAACCAGCGGGTTCACCCGAAGATCAACAGCCTTCAGGCAAGGACCGGACGAATGTCTGTAAATGATCCTCCGCTGCAGCAGTTGCCGTCTGGTGGTGACGCTATTAGGCGAATGTTCTTAAGCGAAGAAGGTTGTAGAATGTCGTCCATTGACTTCTCTGGAGTTGAGCTAAAAGTCTTAGCTGCTTTATCCCAAGACCCAGTTATGTTGAAGGTCTTCAAGGAGGGCGGCGATCTACATCAGACTACCGCCGACAATACCGGAGTAACTAGAAAGATCGCCAAAACCGTAAACTTCGGTAAGGTCTACGGCGCTGGACCCAAGACGCTTTCCCGTCAGTCTGGTCTTACGGTAGACGAAGCCCAGCAGGTCTGTGATCTATTTGACTCAACGTATAGCGGAGTTACTAAGTTCTCCCATCAGTTGGCCTCTCCCATCAAGGGCGGGGTGAGAAACTACGTTATAACTCATACCGGTAGAAAGCTCCCAGTGGACCCTGAGAGGCCGTATGCGGCCCTCAACTACTGCATCCAGTCAACTGCAAGGGATGTTCTTGGAAGGGCCATGATAAAGATCAATGAAAGCGGACTATGGGAAACAGCCATGTTGCCAGTACACGACGAGATTATATTCTCATTCCCCGAGGAAAAAGCAGAGGAACTTTGCAGACAGGTCGGCGTTCTGATGGAAATGTCACTCAAGGGAGTACATATCGATACTGAGCCTGACCTTGGTGGAAGGTCTTGGGGCTCGCTATATACAGATGGCGAACATGAGGTTGTCGAACTAACTTTAGAAGATAGACTTCGGTACGGAGACGAATCTCTGATTTCGTGCCTTGAGGTAGGCGAAGAAGACACTTTCTTCTAGCAAATTAAGCGCATTACTTCAACAATACTTGCAAAACTTTGGAATTAAACGCAAAAGTTGCCGGTTGGGGTTGCCATGATGCCGATCACCGACTATACTGGCACCCGTCAAGAGCCGAAAAGCTCACAAACCCCGTATAGACGAAAGGAGAACGGTATGAATGACATTCCAGACGACTACGACTTTGATGAAGAGATCGACGCGGACGAAGAACGCACGACTACTTCAGAGTTATGGGATTCAATTATTTTACGCACGATTAGAAGGTACAAGGAGAATAATTCAGCATGAGCGGATACGTTACTACTTCAAAACACAAGATTCTGACCCGAGAGGAAGAGATTGTCCTCGGTCGGGCGGTTGTTGAGGGCCAGAAAGCTCAGGCCCGACTTGACGAGGCCAAAGAGGCAGAAGAAGAGCTAGACTTTGTGACTAGGCGGCAGTTGACCGCTAAGATCCGTGAGGGAAAGCGGGCTAAGGAAGATTTCGTTACCCACAACCTGCGACTCGCAATGGACACCGCGTCAAAGTACGCCAGAGCGCAGTCCAGAATGTCCTACGAGGACCTAATCCAAGAGGCGACCATCGGCTTGATGCGTGCTGTAGATAAGTTTGACCCAGAGCGAGGATTCAAGTTCTCCACGTATGCTACTTGGTGGTGTCGTCAGGCCTGCCAGCGGGCTATTGCCAACTACGGCAGGGCTATTAGGCTCCCTATGCACGTAGAGGCAGACGTACGTAAGCTTGTGGCTTTCTTGGAAGAGAACGCTTCTAGTCCTGTGGAATATACGAGATACGAGATTGCTGACTACCTTGGCTGGGACGATGACAAGCTTGACGAGATTTGGATATACATGGAGAATACCAAGCTTGAGTCGCTAGATAACCCTCTTTCTGAGGATGGTAGCCTTTCCTATATGGACACTATTGCCGATAGCGATATCTCTGTAGAGGATCATGGCATGGAGACTATGTTCGCTGAAACTATCATGAAGGCCCTTTCTGTTCTCCCTGAGCGGGAGTTCAAGGTTCTTGCCATGCATCATGGTTTGGGTGAATACACCCAGCCCATGACCCTGCAGGAAATTGGCGACCACATGAGTCTCACCCGTGAGCGAGTGAGACAGCTTGAGGCCAAGGCGATTGCCCGATTGCGGCATCCCTCTTCTGGAGTCGCTTGGGCGTTCTCTCCGGAGAACCAAGAGGTTTGATATAGGGCCGACACCTGATATACTGTGTCGGCATCAGCCCTCGTAGCCCAACGGCAGAGGCAGAGCACTTAAAATGCTTTCAGTGTGGGTTCGAATCCCGCCGGGGGCACGAAAGGAGATAAGATGAATATATTTGTAGTAAACACAGACCCAGTAGATGCGGCTTTATCTTTGTGTGACAAGCATGTCCCGAAGATGACCGTAGAATCGGTTCAGATGCTTGTTTCGGCGCTCCGTAGACACGGCGCAGAGGATGCTGATGTTCCGCTTACGGCAAAGGGAACGCCTCACAAGGGAGGGTACGCTAATCATCCAAGCACGCTTTGGGCGGGAGAATCACGACAAAACTTTAATTGGCTGCTGGAACACGCAGAGGCGCTTGCCGGTGAGTTCTCTTACAGGTTCAATAAGGAACATGCGTGCCTAAAGCAGTTGGACAAGCTCAAGGAATCCGCAGGCTTTGTTCCCTCGGGAGATCTGACGCCTATCGCTATATGCGTTGGCCCAGATCTTCAGGAAAAGTATGGGTCAACGCATTTACCCATCCACGAGGCCGTTGACTGTTATCGTGAATTTTACGTCTTAGACAAGTCTAAGTTCGCTTTGTGGCAGAAGGGGCGAAACGCCCCACATTGGTGGGATTCCTTGACATCCGACTTTGCCGATAGTAGCATAATCTCATGAGCACAGACAATATGAGCATCGACCCCAATGAGGTCATTCAGGATCTACTGAATCAGGTAAACCGTCTAACCGCTGACAACACGCTTCTTCGTGTTGCCCTCAGGCAGTCACAGGGATCGGCAGAGCCGGTACCAATGATTACCGACAGCAAGGTAGACATGCCCGATCAGACCAAGTGAGCCATTTCCCGGTATAATAAGATAAGTCTTACCGGGAGGAATAATGAGCGCTGGTCAGTATAACTTCATCTGCGAGCAAGGAGCTACCTTCGCTCGTACGATGACCGTTTTGGATAGCAGTGATGTTGCAAGAGACTTCACAAACTACACTGGGCGAATGCAGGTGCGGCGTCGGGTTTCTGACACCGAGGTTCTCGTAGAGCTTACTACGGAAAACGGAAGAATGACCCTAGGGTCAGATGGCGTTATAAACCTGATTTTATCTGCATCTGAGACCAGCGCAATTACAGACGAAGGCGTTTATGACTTGGAGCTTGAGGATAACGCGGGTGTGGTTGAGCGCCTTCTAGAAGGATCATTCTTTCTGACTAAGGAAGTAACCCGATAATTCGTGATACGTGAGTTAATCTGGCATAAAGACGGCCATTTCCTGACGCTCAGGATAAATAAAGCCGAAGTAGAGGTAAGTATCCTCGCCTGCCCCCACGGAGAGTCAAAAGACGCCGAGTGCTACCACGCCGCTATCGACGGCTGCATTGTTAAACACTTTGTAAAGGTATATGGGTTGGAGGTTAATTTAGGCCAAATTGATGCTAGCGCACAGTTGGAAGTAGCTTGGTCGTGCGAAGGCTCAGACTGGGATATCGACTTGGTTCATTTCTACATGATTCCAGCGGAAGATCCCCAGTTCAAGGACTGGTACGACGCTAAGACCGGCGACGAGTAGTAGTCAGCATTCTTCATTTCCGGTAGAATGTATATGATGGGTTCTATAGGAGGTTACTGTGGCCGTACAAGTTTTATCTTATCCATTTAGAGTGGATGACAGCCGTGGTGGCTTCTCTACAATTGACGACGAATCAGACACCTACAAGGCTCAGCAAGTAGCCGCTTTTATCAGAACCCGAAGATCAGAGCGATCCATATTTCCATCATTCGGCATCGATGACCCATTGTTCTTTACTTTCGATTCCGGTGAATTCTATGACTCGTTCTCCGATTTCTATCCTTCCAGCGTTATTTCTATAAATGAAATATCAGTTAGCAAGAGTGAAGGTAAAATAGACGATATAGTGGTTTCTTTCGAATAGGAATATAATGGCCTCTCCAGACTTCTCAAGATATGTAGATCTTACAATATACGACGATGATGCCGTAAGCTCTCTAAACGACATCCTAACGCAGGCTAAGGGCCTTCTCCCGGGCTGGATTCCCCGAGCAGGTCAAATTGAAACAGTTTTGGCGGAAGCAGTAGCATACAGAAGCTCTGAGCTCAGCAACGCGATAAACAGACTTCCAAACGCCACGGCTGAAGTGCTTTTGCAACTTTTTGGTGTAACTCGCAGCAATGGAACAAAGGCGACAGCAACACTGGAAATAACATTTTCCGATTCTGATGTTGTTTCAAGATCATTACCAGCAGGAACCGAGTTTCTATACTACTCTGCCATTAACAGCGTTTCCTACACTTTCACCCTAGATGCTGACTTCACACTGTCCGGCACCAAAGTTGGCACAGCAGCAGTCACGGCAAAGGGGGTCGGTAGCGGCTACAACTTTAGCGCCGATGACCAAAATTTGGTCATACTTAGCAATGCTTCCTACTTCGAAAGTGCGACGTTTTCCGTTAGCCCCAGTGGCGGCAGGGACCCAGAAACAGACGATCAATATTTCAACAGAGGAATGGCGCTGTTGGCAAGCTATACCTCAGCTCTAACTACAGCCAACCAAATACAAGCGTATGTTTCAGCAACAAAGTCGTACGCAAATAGAGTTGCGGTGTATGATCGTCGCAGATACCGAGATAGAGATGTTACCGGAATCTCCTACACAACCCATGACGGCTATGCTCTAATTGCTGCTGCTGGCGTGGTTTCAGATCCTGCGCTTGCCGCCACAGAAGTGCAAGTTGCCTCCAGTAATCTTTCTGATCTTTACGATTCAATCAACGCTAGAGTCCCAACCGGTGTTTCAGTGGATGTTATGACTGCCGAGCTTGCTGAAGTTGATGTTGAAGTCACCTGCGCCATAAAAGACGGCTACGTGTCAACGCAGGTAAGAACAGCGATTGAAAACGCTATAAAAAATTACCTAGACCCAAATACTTGGGACTGGAGTCAGCAGTTCGTTCGTCGCAGTGAAATGGTTGCCCTTGTCGACGGCGTTGAGGGTGTTGATTATGTTAGCGATGTCAAGTTCAACGGCAGGGCTTTAGTTGGCGAAGACAACATCGGATACTACGCATCTTCTGGTGGTACCGCAGCTAGCGCCAGCCTAGACATATCTTCCGCCACACCGTCTACCGAAATTCCCGCCGGTAGTGCGTATTACATTGTTTACACCGGCGACGCAGATAATCCAATTGTCTACACCTTCACCACTACGGCTTCAGCTTCAGCTGACGGCACTGGCGCTGTGAACGGAGTGTCAGCTGTAGCTATTGCTTCTGGATCAGGGTACAACGACACCGCCAACGGCGGAAATGTTGACAGCGCAGGCACATTTACTGGTAGCACTTCCGGAACAGGACAAGCGGTCATAACCTCCGGAACTTCAGTATATGGAGGAACTGACAATTCTGTAAGGTACACATTAATGCCGCTATCGTCAGCCGTCTCCAGTACTTTGGTGCTAAGAAATCTTGGAACCCTAGTAACCTACGGCTCAATAACAGTAACTTTCTTGTGACGGTGGTCTTATGAGATCAGCCAATGTTTTATCTGAGTCAGCTCAAGAGTTTGGGTATAGGTCAACTAGCGCCTATGGGGGATGGGAAGTTACTTCCGGATCAGCCACACTTAAAAGAATAAATGGTATCGGCTACTACAGAAAGTATGTTCCAGCTGGGCTGGATGTCGGATCGTCCGACTACGGAAACATGCTGGTTGTCACTTCTACTGGAGCCAGCGCTATAGACTTGTCTTCAGAACTATTTCCCGTAAATAGAGATACTCTGTATAACGCATACTGTGTTTTTTCCTCTCAGTATGACCAAAGAATTGGAAGAATATTTGTAGATTTTTATGACGCAGAAGATGCTTTGGCTCCACTCCCTGACGCCAATACTTACTCGTTGAGAAACTCCACAAATGTTCTTTCTGCGTCATTTGGTGCGACATCACACACAATTATTCTGTCACCATCAGATGCCAAGTTCGCCAAGATGCGACTTAGGCTAACAGATGCGGATGACTTGGGTGTGCTTACATCTAACGATAAGTTCGTTCTTTACGATCCAATAATCAGCAGCATTTCTGAGTACGAAACACCAGAATTTGCTAGAAGAGTTTACGAGTCTCTGCCTGACTTTATGATTGAAGACGATGCCCAAATCACAGACATAATCAAGTATCCCACGCAGCCAACATCGCCATTACGGAAGTTTGTTGAATCTCTCTGCAGTCGAATGTCTGCGATTGCAGAAACAGCAAGCTCATTCCAATACACAAGACCCACTGAGGGCACAGAAAGCAAACCACTACTAGTTGACCCAGACAATGCTCCGGTTAGCTATCTTCCTTGGCTTGCCGCAGTTACTGGCACAACCCTCACGTCCATCGCCGCAGGATTCACTCCATGGCTTGCACTTGAAGCACTGGACTTAGATAGCGACTCAATATCCGGAGAATGGGAAGACCTTGAGCTTTTGGCAGATTGGCGTTCTCTGGAGGACGTAGACCCCGACTTCTTCGACAGCATTAGCGTTTTCCGAAATTACATCAGAACCGGATTTACAGGCATCAACGGCGGCAAGAAAACCACTATCGAAGAGTTTATTAGATCTACACTGACATCAGAAAACCCTGACGAAGAAGTTGTGGTCCTTAAGCGCAAAGACAGAGATACGCCCTTCAGGTGTGAGTTGCTGGTTGGTCCTGACGGAGATCCAGATGAGTCTGGATCGCTGCTTGCCAGCTTCGCCAACGACGGTATGCCTGTTGGCGTGGCAGCTCTGAAGACAAACCTAGTAGAAAGGTCAGGAGATGCGGATTACGAGATTGATCTACTGGTTGAATACGAAGCAGGAGAAGACGCGGTAGGAGTCCATGACTTCACTCAAGGTTTTGTTTACGACGCCGCTGGCTATGGCAGGAACCTTCTTCTAAACTCCACTGATGATACACAAGCTCCAGACTTGGGTGGTGGCGTAGGGGAGGCTCACTTCACTTTCGGGACTTCATACTTCTCAGGTGACGGTGCCTACTGGACTTCCGCTGAAACCCAAGGAGTCGATCTAACCGACAATGACAGCGGATACGAAATATTCGTTGAGCTTGGAAACGTCCATCAAATATTTGCCGAACAGGTCAATACGTTCTATCCAGCCGGTGTTCCCGCAGGATATTACCTGAGAGAAAAAAGACTTCTTGCGTGTGGGTTTGACCTGTCGGAGCCAGACGGCAATGACTGGGCTCTCTATATCGTTGCCGGAACTTCTCTATCGTTTGAGTGTGGGTGCAGGCTTCTCTTGGTAGACGGCTACAAGAATATGACAACAGCAAACTACGCACTGTCTGAACCAATTAAGCTGTCCGCCAGATCCTCTACACGCCCCCTGATTATCAGGGTTAGGAAAGACACAGACAACAATGTGACGTTCTACGCACAGAACTCCTACTACGGAAACTGGGAAGCAAACAAATATGGCACCGACACGATAGTGCCAAACTCAACAACAGCCGTACAGCCCGCTATTCAAGTTGGCGGAACGCTAAGCAATGGCTTGTGGTCAGACGCCGATCAAGTATCGGCGGCGTTCTACAGAGTTATGGTGTTTACCAGAGCGCTGTACTTTGAAGAGTCTATGTCACCGTCAGGAAATACTGTTGCGGTTGTAGAAGGTCAAGCAGTTAAAGATCATGAGATATTTGACTATACACCAAACTTTTTCATAAACTTTAAGAGCTTAGACAATTACGATGAATCAGTTACTGGCGTTGAAGACGCTACAGCGGGAATAACTCTATTAGAAGATGACTCATCACCTGCATTAGAGCCCTCTGGACTATTCGCCGCAGTGGGTGAAGGTCCAGTTTCATCAGAACCTGTAGTTTCTCAAATGAGCATGGCGGAAATGGCAAATGATGTTTATATTGGAACAGAAAATATACCACAAAATGATCAAACCGCTGGGGCTGGTGGATAAATATGGCTGAGTTCGTAACATTAAGTTTGAATAGACCCGCATCAAACGATAAGAACATTAGAGTGTGTAAACCACATGGCACGCATGGGTCTTTGTGGTACTTCGGTGAAGACGCAACTGGAGCTGAAACCCTATCTGTTACTGGACTCACTTTGGGAGACTACGATTGGGTTGTACACACAACTAACATATCAGATGGTTCAATCAATACGAGTTCTGTTAATTCAACTAGCAGCGTTACATCAATAACCCTGTATTCTGCAATATGGGGAAACAGTACAATAAATTCAGTAGAGGTAATGTCCAGCGGCGGCACCGCAGGAAATGGAACGTCTCCCGGCGGTGATGCTGTTGCGTATTTCCTTCCGTCAACAATTTCCGCCAGCGCCACAAGTGGCGAAGACTCCTTTGGCAAAACTTGGACGGTAAGTAGGTCTTGGCCAGCTTCCGCTGCGTACATGCCAAGTCAGGAAATTGACAGATCGTTCTTGCATATGCACCGAGGATCTTTGGAAATGGCAAATCCACCGGTGATCGAAACCTATGAACCATTTTCAATTTCGCTAGCAATACGGCGACACTGGGACGACAATGAGCAGCATGATATCTTGAATTTCAATAATCCTGACGGTTACGGATTAAACGTAAAGTACGATCACACCAACTTGGTAGCCACGTTTAGTAATAGCACTTCAAGTGAGGAAGTGTCGTGGGACGAGACTGGTGAAATAGGACTGTGGCACGTAGTTGTTATTAGAAAAAATGTAGCTAATGGGTTGGATTTATGGGTAGATGGTGTTCAGGTAGATTCGACAGAAGCTACAGTTTCCGAAATATTTGCAAACCCCGTGGATAGCATGATAATAGGCGAAGGATCTTCTTCAGAGTGGAATCCAAGATTTGGCTTTTCGTCATTTAGTTACTACCAAAGATATTTGACCGAAGGCGAAATCGCTCTACTAACCAGCCAGCTTTCAGGATAGAATATCCATATAACCTCAGGAGAAAATTATGGCAGTAAGCACAACTAACAGATTCGGTTTATACGTTTGGGGAGATGGTGGAGATCCATTCACCCGCAACCAGATGACCCTTTCTCACTCCAATCTAGATCTTCGCGCTGCTGGCTATTCGCAAGCTGGGACCAAACCAGCAGCGGGCTCAGAGTACGAAGGCTTTTTCCACTGGGATGGATCGACTCTTTCGTATTGCGATGGGACTGACTGGTATGATGTTCGCAAGTTTGGCTCGTCCGTAAACCTAGACGGATCCGCATCTAGTGGAACTGTTGATTCAACTGCGCGGGCAGACCACAAGCACGGAATCGACCCGTCCACCATAACAACGGCAATGCTTCAAAGTGCATCAGTAACCACAGATAAGCTAACTGATCTTTCAGTGACAACAGCAAAGCTTGGCGCCGGATCGGTAACAAACGCCAAGCTTGGAAACGACATTGACGCCAACAAGCTTGCCACGGGAACAATTCCCGAAGCGCGAATCGCAAACAACGCCATAACCGCCTCAAAGCTAGCGTCATCCTCCGTACAAGAATCAAAGCTTGCTACTGGAGCGGTAACTACAACAAAGATAGCGGATGCGAATGTAACATCGGCTAAGTTAAGTGATTCCGCTGTCACCACCACAAAGATAAGCAATCTAGCCATAACCGCAGACAAGATCGCAAACGCCACGATAACGACAGACAAGATCAACCAGACCTTTATAAATAGCCTACCAAAGGGTGTTGTTTTACTTACCGAGAAAACCTCAAATACCGGACTCGGAAGCTGGACACTAATTACCGGTGGGACTTTCCAAGCTGAAGCAGGCAGATACTACAAAGCCACCACACAGGCTTCCTTTGACGGCAGCGTTGGAGCCGGACAGTACCGCTTAGCTGTATACGTAAATGGAAGCAGCGTTAGCAGTCAGGGCACTCAGTTCTATCAGTCTAGTCACGCAGACTCACTTAATGTAAGCTGCGTCTTTGTTGCCTCAGGCCCCACAACCGTAGAATGCCGTGGCTGGCAGAACAACGGCGGATTTGCTTATCCAACGCAGTTGGTCGTTGAAGACATTGGGCCAGTAACCTAACAAGTCTCAGGAGTTCCCATGGGACATATACTACAAAACGGAGCACCACATGTGGCAAGAATTCATGAATATGTCCCTGCCCGCCATTGCTGGGTCTGTGCTTACATTCGCGGGAATACTGACAACAAATCAGGTCAAGAAGAGTCGGATAAAGTTCGATGTGGAGACAGCGCAAGATAAGGTATGGCTGGATATCGTGAAGCAAAGCAGGATAGAATACGAACTACAGCGTAAAGAAAACAACAGGCTCCGATATATCACTCATCATCTCCAGACTGAAATACAAGAGCTGGAAACCAAGAACTCAGAGTTGCTTGATGAGGTTGTATCCCTCAGAATGAAAGTCAAGGATTTACACAATGGGTGATAGCGACAACAATTTCAGCGAAATGTCCGGAGAAGACAATATCGATGAGTTGCTTGCCACGCTATCAGAAGCAATAGGTGAAAAAACAGGACAGCCTGCCGGAATAGGCGAAGTGGTGAAGTCTATTGTTGACAAGGCCGGGGACGATGTTCTGATGGTTGGTAATTTCGTATTGTCGGCTGAAGTAATAGATGCGGACGGGGAATCAAGCGTTCTGGTCGTGACTTCTGACAATGTTCCCGAATGGATTGCTCGTGGCCTTATACTCGTAGCCGAGGACTACTTGACAGGATACATCTAATGACTGCAGGACTTTACGACTTTCATTGCGTTAAGTCTCAGCCCCTAAATGTGACTATAACGATCAAGAATCCCGACAACGATCTAGCCAACCTCCGAATCTACGATTCAAGAATGCAGGTGAGAAGATTGATGTCTTCTCCCGATTATCTAATTGAGCTGAGCTCAGACAATGGTAGACTAATACATGACGCCGAAAATGGCAAAATTTACGTGAGTTTGACCGCCGAAGAGACTGCCGCAATTGCCGATAATGGCATTTACGACTTGGAGTTAGTCAATCGCGCTAATGGAGCTGTCATTAGGCTAATACAGGGCAATTTCTACCTCACGGAGTAATAATGGCTGACAATACAGTTCAAGTTAGCGAAATACAAGCTAATACCGTAACTCCTTATGACATTATCAACTCCGTAACCGTTGCGGAGACCACAGAAAACGAAGTTACGGTCGTTGCGGCTACGTTCATAAACGACCAAGGCGCTAGTTCCAAGATATTCTACGGAACCACCTCGCCAGACCCATCAGTCGGTGAAGAGGGCGATTTCTGGATCAATATTTCACTTGGTCAGCTATATGGGCCCAAAGGTCCAGATGGATGGCCCTCCGCTGAGCTGTATTTGCGTACTAAGCGGTATATCCATGATCAGCCCGTCCCCGCCACCACTTGGAACGTAGTCCACGATTTAGGGGGAAGACCTTCTGTCACAGTAGTCGATTCTGCAGGGACAGTGGTCCACGGTGAGGTATCATATAGTAGTGATAGCGAAATACAACTGAATTTCTCTGCACCATTTTCCGGAAAAGCATATCTTACGTAGGAGGAAGCCTGAATGGCTCAGAAGTTCTTAACCAGCATTGATCTCACCACGAATGAGCTTCAGAATGCTGTAGTACACAATCTTTCAACTGCTCCTACTGGCATTGCTGGCCGCTTCTACTACGATACCACCGCAAATACGCTTCGCTACTATGACGGAACGTCATGGCAAACTGTAATCTTTGAGGTCGCATCAACGACAGATCAGCTAAATGTCAGCCTAGCAGACGGCTCGCTGAGCCTTAGCCTTGATGCGGCATCCACGAATACCGCCGATACCCTCGTACTAAGGGATGCGTCGGGCAACTTTAGTGCTGGTACAATTACCGCAGATCTAAGTGGTGACGTTACCGGTAATGCCGATACGGCATCTGCACTGCAAACAGCTAGAACTATTGCCCTTTCAGGAGACGTTGCCGGAAGCGTCTCCTTTGATGGCTCGGCAAACGTAACAATCAGCACAACTATTCAGGCTGATTCGGTTGAACTTGGCACCGACACCACGGGCGACTACATTGAAGCAGTCGGTGCCGGAACTGGTGTTACCGTCTACAACGGCACTGGTGAGGGTGCTTCAGCAACAATTGCCATCGGTCAGGACGTTTCGACAACTGCAAATGTCACCTTCAACACTGTAAACGCTGATCTTACCGGCAATGTAACCGGTCAAGTTTCAGACATCTCAAACCACAGCCTTGATGAGCTTCAAGATGCCGCAGCAAATATTGGCATGGGAAGCAACCGGATCACCAACCTAGGTGCTCCAGTAGACCCAACAGATGCTGCCAACAAGGCTTACGTAGACGCTGCAAGAACAGGCCTTGATGTCAAGGCTTCAGTGCTTGCGGCTACAGATGGATCTAACATCGCACTTGATGGTACCGTAACCTCCCTAGACGGTGTTTCCCTTTCAGATGGCGATAGAGTTCTTGTAAAGGACCAAAGCACCGCTTCCGAGAACGGTATTTACGTAGTTGACTCCGGCGGCTGGACCAGAGCAGAAGACGCCAACTCTGACACTGAAGTCACGCCCGGAATGTTCACCTTCGTTGAGGAAGGTACTGAGAACGCCGACTCTGGTTGGGTTCTTACGACAGATGCTCCAATAACTGTTGACACAACCGGACTTGACTTCGCTCTGTTCTCGGTTGCTGGAACAATTCTTGCCGGTGACGGCCTTAGCAAGACCGGAGACGTACTCAACGTCAACGTCGACACCACGACCATTGAGATCAACGCTGATACGCTCAGAATCGCCTCAGGCGCCGCTGGAGCCGGTCTTTCGGGTGGTAGCGGGTCAGCGCTTGCTGTCAACGTAGCAAGCACTGGCGGCTTGGAAATCTCATCTGACAATCTTCAGATCAAGATTGATGGAGCGGTATCTGGCCTAACTACAACTTCTAGCGGCCTAGCGCTCACAAGCGCCATCGCCGGAAGCGGACTGACCTTCACTTCGGGCGTACTTAGCGTCGATACCATCGATCTAACCACAGACGTAACTGGTGTTCTGCCAATTGCAAATGGCGGTACCGGACAGAATACCGCCGCCCTAGCTCGCAGCAACAGCGGACTTGCCACAGGCGACAGCAGTGGCGGTAGCCGTACAACCGACGCTCCAGTACTCGCACGCCGAGTAGCCCAGACCGTCGGAAACGGATCATCAGCCTCCTTCACCATCACCCACGGTCTTGGGACGAAGGATCTTGCGGTCACAGTATACGACGTAAGTGGTGGATCAGACGACGGAGATGTTGTTTACACCGACATCAACTACACAAGCACCGATGCCATTACAGTTCAGTTCGCATCCGCGCCAGCCAGCAACGCATACAGAGTTGTCATCTCTGGCTGATAAGATGTTGCGGACCCCAATCCGCAACGCTACCAGAATTTCTGGTAGTTACGCCGTACAGGCGACTTACCCGACGAGGGGGTGGGTGCCTGTATCTCAGGTGCCCACCCTCTTCGTTATGTTATAATAGCACATAGCATCGTTTATTTTGCCCTGAGGGGCAAGCAGAGAAGGGGCGGTTGAGGCCGTGGCACAAAAGTTCAAGACTTCTATTAGTATTCAGGAGCTTGCTACCGCCGCATCTCAGGCCCTTGGAATAAAGCTTTACGGTGAAAACTTCAATCGCCTTCAGGTAGATGCTGGTGGCAAGATTACGTGGGGCGCTGGAGCTTCCGCAGGTGATGTCAATCTTTACAGAAGTGACGCTGAAACGCTAACCACCGATGATATTTTCCACGCTGTAGCGGGTGTAATCACCTTAACAACCAGCGGTGCCCCAACCGCCGCAATGGCAGACGGCGCTCTTGCTATTGACACTGATAACGACGCTTTCTACTTCAGGTCCAACTCAACGTGGCAGCAAGTTACCGGTGGGGGCGGAAGCGCTTCTGTGACTGTTTCGGATGATGCGCCAGTTGCTCCCGAGGCCGGAAACCTATGGTACGAGTCCGATACGGGCTCAATGTACATTTACTACGATGATGGGGATACTCAGCAGTGGGTTGAGGTAGGTGGTTCGGCTGTAGTAGCCATGACCACTTCAGATACCGCTCCAGCAAGCGCAAACAACGGTGATCTATGGTTTGAGACAGACACCGGCAAGACGTATGTTCGATACGACGATGGAACCTCTGCTCAGTGGGTTGAGATTGGTGCCGCCTCAGCGCTCTCAGCTCAGGGACCAGATGGATCTATTCAATTTGCCAACACGGGTTCGCTAGACAGCTCCCCTGATCTTTACTGGGACGACGCAAATAGCAGATTGGGCGTTGGCACCAATACTCCTTCAACGGCACTTGAGGTTGACGGCACAGCCACTGCGACAGAATTCTCTGGACCCCTGTCCGGCAATGCAACCACAGCATCTGCTCTTGAGACCGGAAGATCGATTGAACTAACCGGAGACGTAACCGGCATTACCGTATTTGATGGATCATCAAATGTAACGATCAGTGCTTCACTGACCGCAGAGACATCTAGTCTGGGAAATCTTTCTGATGTAACGGTAACCAACGCCCAAAACGGTGAACTTCTAATATACGATGGTACAGAATGGGTCAATGATTCTTTGCCAACGTCGGAGCCGATGGGCCATGAAGACCGGACCGCCAGCACAATCTCCTTTGATGCAGGCACCAGAGTATTCTCCATCGCTCCAGTTGGTGCTTCGCACACAGTCTGGTGTGCTGGAATTCGCTTCGTAAAGACAACTACAGAGACGGTAACCCTTCCCAGCACCCCAGCGCTGTATTACATCTACTACGACACGAGTGGTGTTCTACAATACCAAACCTCATACTTTACATGGCATGAAGACACACCTACCGCCTACCTGTACTGGAACGGCACCGACTATCTGCTGTTCGATGAACGCCACGGCATCACCCTTGACTGGGCAACCCACGAATATTTGCATCGCACTCGTGGGGCAGTAATTGCAAATGGCTTGGGCGCATCAAATTACGTAACAGATGGCGACGGATCAGCCGATAGTCATACGCAAATAGATATTGCTAACGGAACTTTCTTTGACGAAGATTTAGAAATAAACATAACGCACTCAGCAAGCCCAACAGCCAATTCCTTTGAGCAAGTTCTTCAGGGTGCTGCCGAAATACCCATGATCTATCTGTCCGGAACTACTTGGACATTTGATTCTGCCACAACATTCCCGTTAAAGCTTGGGTCCGCTTTACCCACTTATAACCTCAATACAGCCGGAACTTGGTCTACTCCAGACTTGGGGAATGGCACATTTGGCGTTACATGGATTGTTGCAACCAACATTTTGGGTTCCCCAATCATTGGAATCATGGGCCAAGAAGAGTACAACAATATCGGGCAAGCCGAAGCAGCGGAGTGGTCTGCTCAATACCTAGACAACTTCCCTGTAGTGGAAATGCGCCCTCTTTTCAAGGTTGCTTACGAGGTAAAGACATCTTACACCAACACCAACTCCGCCGCAATTCGTGGGGTATACGATTTGCGCCGATACGGGTCGGGATCAAGCGATATACCAGCATTCCCCGTCTCAGACCACGGATCGCTTACCGGTCTATCAGACGATGACCACTTACAATATCTGACCGATGCCCGTCACGACGCGCACGACCACTCCGTCGCGATGGGCTCGGTCGTTCTTTACGACATATCAAATGTTTCAGCTTCAGCACCTTCCGCAGGAGAGTATCTCAAGTGGGACGGCACTGGCTGGACGAGCGATGTCATAAACTTGGGCTCCGACACCTCCGGAGATTATGTTGAAAGCCTAGTCGCAGGCACAGGAATAACTCTTTCCAACAATACTGGAGAAGGGTCAACGCCGACGATTGAAATAGGCCAAGACGTTTCAACGACAGCAAATGTTACCTTCAATACCGTAAACGCTGACCTAACTGGAAATGTTACAGGGAACGCTGATACTGCTACTACCCTACAGACAGCAAGGACAATAGAGCTTTCAGGCGACGTAGCAGGTTCTGTCTCCTTCGACGGCAGCGGGGACGTGGTAATATCAACAACCGTTCAGGCCGATTCTGTCGCTTTAGGTACTGACACCACGGGAGACTATATCGAATCACTCTCGGCAGGAACAGGTGTAACTGTTTATAACGGAACCGGCGAGGGAGCCTCTGCGGGAATTGCCATCGGTCAGGACGTTGCGACCAGCGCAAACGTGACCTTCAACGATTTGATCCTGACTGGAAATCTCACCGTTCAGGGCACCACAACCACGCTAGAGACAGACACGCTCCAAGTTGAAGACAACATCATAGTTCTCAACTACGGCCAAGCAACACCATCTCTTGATGCGGGAATAGAAATAGAGCGTGGAAGTGGCACTAACGTAAGGTTGCAGTGGGACGAAGCAAACGATATTTGGGAATTCACCAACGACGGAACGACTTATTACCCATTGGTAACAACCCTCGGTGATATATCAAACATCGACTTTACAACCCCACCGTCAACGAATGACTTCTTGAAGTTTGACGGCACAAACTGGATCGCTGCCTCCATCCCAGAAATAAACTCTTTGAGCGACATTGGCAATGTCACAATTACCTCAATAGCTTCCGGAGAATACCTAAAGTGGAACGGAGCGGCGTGGGTAAACGACGAGATAAATCTCGGAACCGATACTGCCGGTGATTACGTCGAATCTTTAACCGCTGGAACCGGTGTAACTATTTATGGAGGAACCGGAGAAGGCGCCTCTGCTACTATTGAAATTGGTCAGGATGTATCAACTAGCGCCAGCGCAAGCTTTGATCTTGTCACAGGTACCAGCGGCGTAATCACAACCACCACCACAGGCGAGCCAACAGCGGCGTTGCCAGACGGTGCTCTTGCAATAGACACCACGAATGACAGGTTCTACTTCAGGTCGAATAGTACGTGGAATCTTGTCTCGGGTGGAGCAGGAATAACAGTATCCGATACTGCCCCATCATCGCCCACCGCAGGACAACTTTGGTACGAATCTGACACGGGAATAATGCTCATCTATTATGATGATGGCGATACGCAGCAGTGGGTCGAAGTTGGTGGCATCTCGGGAATTTCAGCTAGTCTTACCGACGCTGCCCCCTCAAATCCATACGTCGGAGATATCTGGTTCGATACCACGAGCGGGCGCACCTACCTCTACTACGACGACGGATCTTCCGGCCAATGGGTGGAAATCGGAGCAACCGGAGACGACCTTGCTACGGTCGCTAGCGGCGCTCC